ATGGACAGAACGTGCGGGTGACAGAAAGACCGTTGTGTTCTGCTCAACGATTGCACACGCACAAGACCTTTTGGATATGTTCATTGAACATGATGTGAATGCCGAAATGGTTATTGGCGATACGCCAAGGGAAGAGCGCAGGCAAATACTGCATGACTTAGAGTTTGGTGACGTTCAAGTTGTGGTCAATGTAGCAGTCCTAACAGAAGGCTTCGATGCACCACCTGTGTCTTGCGTTGTGCTGACAAGACCATGTTCCTACAAATCAACAATGGTTCAGATGATTGGTCGCGGTCTGAGAATAATAGACCCAGAGATTTATCCAGATGTGGTCAAGAAAGACTGTATCGTTTTGGACTTTGGCAGCAGCATTCTAACGCACGGCGCGCTGGATGAATCAGCCAACCTAGATGGCAAGCCTAAAGACCCGAATGCAGAGGCACCAGAAAAGGAATGTCCAAACTGCGGGTTTATAAATCCTCTGAATGTGCGGGTTTGTATTGAGTGCGGCGAAGCGTTCCAAAGTCAGGGCAAAGAAGAGCTAGTTGATTTCACTCTGACCGAATACGACCTGATGGAATTGTCTCCCTTTAAGTGGCTAGACATGAGCGGCAATGGTTCTTTTATGATGGCAATGGGCTTCAACGGCTTTGGGGTGGTCGGTACAGTGGGAGGTACGTCCATTGGGCTAGTCAAGGCTCAGACCGGACATAAGGTGCGCTCAGTGGCTATTGGGGGCAAGGTGCAGGCTATGTCAGCAGCAGATGACTTCCTGCGCGAAATTGAGGATGGCAAAGCAGCTAACAAATCTAAGCGTTGGCTGAATGAAAACGCCTCACACAAGCAGCGAACAATTCTAAGAAGGTATGGCGTGGATGTAGCTGCATTTGATTTCTCATGGACAAAATACAAAGCCGCATGCTGGTTGAATTACCTGTGGAATAAAGAACAAATTGATGCAGCCGTTGAAAGGATAGCAGATGTCGCGGATTGAAATACACTTAACAGCTATAGTCTTCAAGGACAGTCAAGTTTTGTGCGAAGACTATAAAATAGTCTGCTTTGTAAAAGATTGGGATGACATGGACGAAATAAACATCGTGGCGGGTAAAGCATTCTCTGAACACATGGATAATTCTAAGGAACTTTGTATCGGGGGAAGCGGTGATATTTTTGCAAATAAGAAAAAAGTCGGTAGTGGAATTTTTCAAAATCCAAAAGTCTCAAAAGAATTACTAAACCAAGCCGCAGATTTGTTCGGGTTACATGAAGGGACAATACATTGAGTCACGAATTTGAGTCAGCGCCAGAGCCAATGAAAGAACTATCATTCATACTTGGATACTTTGGCTGGGGTACACGGTTTTGCGACCTGACAGAAGAACAAGTCCAAGTGCTGATATTTGCACTGCAAGAATCAAAAAAGCTAACGGAGACAATCAATGTCGGACAACTTGAAGAAGCTTACTATAAGTCAACGGGCCGCTGGCCTAGTACGTCAATCCCCTTCTAAAATTGATCCTCTGGCCTTGCAGATTAAAGACGCTGTGGATCAGGGCATCTTGAAGAACGAGAAAAAGCGTGAACGGCGTAAATACATCGGTGCATCTAGCATCGGTGATGAATGCTCACGCAAAATACAATACAGATACCTCAACCACCCAAGCGATCCAGACAAAGATTTCTCAGCAAGAACGCTGCGCATCTTTCAGTTTGGGCATGAGATAGAAGATTATGCAGCCAAGTGGTTAAGGGACGCAGGGTTTGATCTGCGCACAGAACATAAAGATGGCAAGCAGTTTGGGTTCTCTATCGCTGATGGGGAAATTAAAGGACACATAGACGGTGTGATCTGTGATGGCCCAGTGCCAGCGTCCTATCCTATGCTGTGGGAATGCAAATCAGCCAATGACAGCAAGTTCAGAGCGTTTGAAAAGCACGGGACTGCTAAGGCAAACCCAGTGTATGCCACACAGGTTGCGCTGTATCAGGCTTACATGGAATTGACTGAAAATCCATGTTTGTTTACTGTGGTGAATAAAAATACCAGCGAGATATATTACGAAATAATTCCTTTTAATCAAAAGCTTGCTCAAGAAGCTAGTGATAGGGCAGTAAATATCTTGACGGCTGCAAAAGCAAATGACATTCTACCACGCATCGCACAAAGCAAAGATTTCTTTCTTTGCAAGTTCTGTGAATATCAGAATGCGTGTTGGGAGCAATGAACAATCATGTGAGGCGTTCAAAGGGCAAATGAACACCCCACATTTTGTATCAGGATGAGTGATAGGGACAATATAATGACAATTTTAAGATTTGGCAACACAACCAGCCAAATGACCGACAAAATCTCCGACCTTGTGCCTCGAACAGCACAGTTGCAAGACTTGTTTGACACATACCCAAACGGTGTGCGTCATGGCACAACGTTTATGATCGGTTCATTCCAAGGCGAAGCTGGTAGTTCTCTTCAATTAAATATCGACATTCATAACCCGAACTTTATGCGGGGTCAGGATTGGGCAACAGGGGCAGGGGTTGGTGGCATCACCAAAATCCTAATGGAAGGAAGAGGATGGACGCTGAAAGAAGTGTCGGCGCACTATCAAACCTTTCTCGGTATTGAACACACACCACCACCAGAAAATCCAATCAAACCCGAACTGGCAAGACAGCCAGAGCCAATACCTATTCAGCAACCCGAACAAGTAAGCGCAAAAAAGGTATACAATTTAAGCACTCCGTTTGATGCTGAATATTCCTACACAGATGAGGATGGTGTAGTGCTTGTTTCTGTCAGGAAATACGTTGAGACAGACAGCGAAGGTAACACCAAGAAACAATTCCGTCAGTTTATGGATGGGCGTATGGGTCTTCCAGAACCTAGACCACTATATAACATCCCGAACATATTGGCATCGGACAAGGTTATCTGGGCGGAAGGCGAGAAATGTGCTGATGCTCTAACAAGTATGGGGTTTGCTGCCACTACCACAATCGGCGGTGCAGGCATGCTGTCAGACCGTGTAGCGGATAAGTTCGACTTCTCCCCACTAAACGGCAAAGATGTTGTTCTATGGCCCGATAATGACAAGGCAGGGCATGATCTGGCCGTGCTTGTAGAACGTCTGGCAAAAGCAGCCGGGGCAAAATCAACTGTCATGCTTAGAGCGCCATTCGGAAAACCGGAAAAGTGGGACGCTGCGGACGCATTAGACGAACAATTTGATGTGCATAGGTTTATTCGGCAAAGCGAAAGCAAAGTTAAAAAGCCAATCCATCTGCTTGATGACAGCCTAAACATCAGTAAGTATTTTGTGGGTAATGCACCCGAACAACAATACCTGATTGGCAATACAATACCTCTGGCCGTTCCGGTTATCTTTGCTGCGGCTGGCGATAGCGGCAAAGGCATGATGACGCTTGATCTGGCTATGAAAGTCGCATCGGGCGAATCCATGCAATCCTCATTCGGTGGCATTGTATCAACGCACGGGGATGCAATCATTCTGTCAGCAGAAGATGACAAGGATGAAATGCACAGGCGTATTGAAAGAATGGACCCGCTCTGTAAACGGGAACACTACCCGAACAATTTAAAAATCCTACCGCTGCCCAACCTTGGCGGTGTGTTTCCAATCATGCAAAAGATCGACACCTCATACGTTATGGGTGAAGAGTTCGGGCGCATATACGATCAAATACTAGAAATGCAAAACCTCGCACTGCTTGTTATTGATCCAATGGCATCGTTTGTTCACGCAGATGTAAACGCTGATCCCGCCGCTGGCGCTGCGTTCATGGGTATGCTTGCACAAATCTCTACTGAAACAGGCGCGACAGTCATGGTTAATCACCACATGGCTAAGATCAAGGACAACGATCCAGTCACAACACCAGAGCAAGCGCGTAATCTCATTAGGGGTACGTCTGCTATTGTCGATGGTGTGCGCTGCGCATTTAGCGTTTGGAACGTGGAAGAAAAAACAGGGCGGCAACGCTGTAAAGACTTGCAAGTTACCTATTCACGCAACGCTGTGTTTGATGGTGCGGTTGTTAAATCAAACGGCCCAGCCAATCGGGATATTCGTCACTTCATTAGAAACCCTAACACAGGTCTGTTGGAAGATAGATCAGATGATATTCGCGCTGCAAATAGTCAAATGTCTGAACCTGTACGCCAACGCTTGCAGCATATGCAGGATTTCATCGCCATGATGGAACGCGAAGGAAACGCAATCACGAAAGGCGGTGCAGGTGATGGTGCATTTGATGCAATAGCAACAAGTGCGTCGGGCGAACCTTGCGTAATAGCCTTAAAGGAAGCTAGAGAAACTACTATTAAAAACACCATAACAGCACTGCAAGAGGCTGGGCGTGTAAATACATATAGACTGACGCAGGGCGGCACAAAGAAGTGGTTAGGCGTTACAGGCGGCATGCTGTCTACTGGTGAATATGAAGCCAGAACAGCGCGAGAAAATCTTTGACTGTAGTGCTATTTTGTGCTAATACTTGGGAACGGATTTAAACGCGTATTTAAATCCGTTTTGTTAAGTGTATGAAATTGCTACGTTAAATATTTAAATAAGACCCATACTTATTTAGCAAAGGGGGAAAATGTGGGACTAACACCAGCACAAGAATCGGAACTTAAATTCCTAAGACAACGAGTGGATAGAAACCAAGACGAAGCATATCGAAGCGATGCTCTGCCCAATGCAAAAAACAATCTATTTGCAGCGCGGGAAGAACTAGACAGATATGTTCGGGAACTTAGACAGTGGGGGCATAAGATTTAATGTTAAATCCAGATTATAAAGAAGCCGCTAGAGTAGAAAACTTGAGAATGCAACTGGTTGCACAACCATCACAGGCTATCGTCGGGAGAAACTACGGCGCAAATATTGATCTAATCGCAATAGCATTCGATACAGTAAAAACTAGGGACGCATGGACAGTCCAAGACTTGCGAAAAAAGATGAAAGTAAAAGAAGAAGTGGCAAATCAACTTCTTAGGGGGTTAACAAAAGAGGGTATTTTGTTATCCAGACAGCTACATGGCGAAGTAATATACGAGTTTTCTAGCAGAAACACGAACAAGAAAATGCCATTCTCACATTTTAAAGGTGGCCGTTGCTATTAAATCCCAACTCACATGCTAAAAAGCACAAGCCCTGCCTATATTTAGGCGGGGTTTTTTTATTAACCGCCGTAAGGTGATTGTGCAGCGTAAGTTGATTGAACCGCAGGATTTGTGTAACTCGTGTAATTTGCCGTGTTCAGCCCAGCATACGGTGTCTGCGGTGTCTGGACATTAGATAAAGTCGAAGCAGCGCCATAGGCAGGTTGAGGTGTACCGTAACCGCTTTGCATACCAGATACAGCGCCGTGTCTATCCATCGTCATGCCGTAACCAGAATTTTGCGCGTAAGGCATTGCCTGAGTTTGACCTGCCTGAACAGGGAAGTTAAACCCACCCATACCCATACCGCCCATGCCAGACGGATTTGATCCACCTAAACCGCCAGAAATGTTCGGGTTTTTTTGAGTGTATATTTGATT